GCTTTTGCCGAAGATGTGGGAAATGTACGAAGCTCGCCTCGAGGAAGTGCCGCAGGACGACCTTGCTTTCGACTATATCGAGCAAACCTTGCGAACTCTGAAGGTTTCTCACAACCTTTTCCAAGGAATCGCCAACGGCAGGGCCAAACGGCTCGGCCCAAAGCGGGCTGCGCTTGCCAGGTTTAACGCCGAGAGCGCTCGATTGCAGATTCGCAAGCGTCAGAAGGAGATCTTGCGGAAAGCGATCATGGGAGAGCACAGTGCCGAAGAAAAAGTCGAGTTCAACGAAGACGAAGTTAACTAAAGAGGCGCTCAATCCGAAGGCCGCGCTTCAACAGAGCGTCGCCGCGCTTCAGGCCAAGCACAAACAGCGCGAAGATGTTGCGCTTGTCGTCGCCGAAGTTGACCGTTGCTCTAAGAACTTCTGGTATTTCTGCAATCGGTACGTCTACATCTCCGACAGAGACGGCAACACTAGCCTGTTCTACCCAAATAAGGAGCAGGTCAACCTTATCCAAGAGCTTGAGACGACGCGCCGCGTTGCAAACGTCAAGGCTCGTAAGCTCGGCATGTCGACTGTGCTGTCGATCTACGGGTTGTGGCTCGCTTTCTTCCATCAGCAAAAGGTCGGTACGATTGCCCACGACGAGGGCTCTGTCACCAACATCTTCGCCAAAGTTCGCTTTGCTTACACGCGGTTACCTCCGTGGATGAAGGTAGGGATTTACAAAGCAGCGTATAACTCCGAGAAACGATTGGAGTTTGCTCACGGCGGTTCGTACAGAATCTCTACCGACAGGCAGGAAAAGTTTCGCGGCGGCGACCTTTACTTCCTGCACATGTCGGAGCTTTCCAAATACCAAGACCCTATCAAGACCTTCAACGCCGCACTCGACGCCATGCTGCCTCACGGCGTTGCCTGCATCGAGACAACCGCTCGCGGCATGGGCTTTCTGCACGGCATGTGGTTTGACTCCGCAAGCCCGTGGAGCAAGGTGTTCTACAACTGGTTTGCAGAGCCGTCGTATGTAATCGATGAGGATGATCGCTCGCTCCAGCGCGTGCTCAAGAACATGGGCCGCGACGACCTCAACAAGATGAAGGAGTACGCAGACAAGTTTGCCCTGTCCGACAGGCAGCGCCACTTCGCTACTCTCAAACTCGCAGAGAAGGCGTGGTCTTGGAAGGACTTCCACCAAGAGTGGCCAGCTACGCCAGACCTAGCGTTTTCGTTTTCCGAGGGCCGTGTCTTTCAGTCTGCGTTCGACGTTGGCAAGCCTGTCCCAGGCATCGAGGTCTTCGAGGACTACAACCCGCTCGAGACCTACGTCATGGGCGTCGACTCTTCGTCAGGTTCCGAGACGGGCGATTACCAATCCGTCTGTATCCTGCGCGGCGACATGGACTCGCCCAAGATTGCGCTTACCGCCTACGTTCGCGTGCCTCTGCCTGAGTTTGCAGAGATGGTCGGGCAGCTTGCCCGCAAGTACAACGCACTCATTATGGCAGAGCGCAACAGCTACGGCCTCGACGTCATCAACCGCGTCATGGAAGACGGCTACCCCAATGTGTGGCGCTCCGTTATCTACGACAAGATCGGCAGCAAGGTCAGCGAGAAGGCAGGCTTTCACACCTCAGCCAGCACCAGACCCCTGCTTATCAGCAAGATGCAGCAGTACCTTGGCGGCAACCCGACCCGTATGCCGGTTCCCTGCAAGAGATTGCAGCGTGAAATCAATGACTTCGTGTACAATCCGTCAACCCACAAGGAAGAAGCTGCGCCAGGTTGCCACGACGATATGCTGTTCGCGTTTGCCCTAGCTGCAATGGCCCTTGAGCCAGAGCACGTCGCGCAACACCAAGGCCCGCAGTCGAAGCGCCCAAGAACCGAAACGGAGATTTTTCGATGGGAGCTTAAGAACGGTCGGCGCTACGACCCTGGCGAGCTTTTTGATGACGATACAAACGCAGATACGCAACGTGCGAACTTATTTAGGGAAGTTCAAAATAACCTCGGAGACGAAGAAATCGTATTCGTTTCGGACGTTTGGAAGGGATGGTGAACCTAACAGTTGACATTTGTTGGGTTATCTATCACACAACACTAAGTGCAGTGTCGCCGACTGAGGTCCGTTGGCCGGGAAGGGCGAGGGAGTAACTATGTCAGACAGACCGCAGCTTGGACGTTTAAGCGATATTATTACCGACGACGATTGGGACGAGGTGATGGAGGCTCAGGATACAGCCGACAACACCGTATATGAGGACCAAGAATCAAAGGACGAAGCAAACCTAAAGGAGTACGAAGAGACTTCCGAAGGTGAGGACAACCAAGAAGCTGCTGCTGACGAACCAGCATCAGAGGAGACTGCCGAAGCGGATTCTCAAAGCAGCGAAGACGAACTACCTAAAGGCACGCCTAAGTGGGCAATCAAAGAGGTAACGAAACTTCGCAGCAAGCGTCGAGAAGCTGAAAGCAAATACGAAGAGCAAGCCAAGGAGCTTGAAGCGTTGCGCGCACAAATGCGTGCGCTAATGGGCGGCGAAAAGCCAGAGGCAAAGCCAGAGCCCAAAGACGACTTTGACAGCTTCATGAAAGAGCTTGGTGTAACCCAAGAGGATACGGACGAAGACCCGTGGAATGACGAGCCCCGCGTGTCCCCTCAGGTAGCCAAAATGCTCCATGCTCAGCAGAAGCAGATCCAACAGCAGAAAGCGTGGATCGAGCAACAGACGCTCCGAGAGCAGCAGAACTTCATCATGAAGACTGTTGGCGACATCCGTAAAGACCACCCTATGGTGCCCGAGAAGGTGCTGATTAATGCGATTGCACGGGGAATGGACCCGAACGAGGTAGCTTTAGACGTGCGGTCACAGTTTGAGGAGCACTACGGCTCACTCGCAAAACCGGCAGAGGAGGAAGCGCCCGCGCCTTTGGCGACGCCTCCGAAGAAGACAGGCTCTAAAAAGCCTGCCAAACAACCAAAGAAGAAAGCGTCTGTGCCCGAGTGGGCAAGAGGACGAGGCAAAGTGCCGAACCTTGCAGACGACATTGAAAAGGACTTGGAAGAACTATTTATGTAGTTCTAGGAGACACAAATGGCTACTTCAACGTTTGCCACTAGTCGCCTGAACCTGTTGTTCGAGCGACAGTACGGAAAGTTCATCGATCAGTTGAACTACGGATTTGAGATTCTTGACCACATGAGCCGTAAGAAGGCTGAGTTTGACGGAGAGTTTTTCTACTACCCCGTCACGGTTGCCCGCAGCGGTCACGGTCGTTACCAGGGTGAAGGCCAGAACCAGCCGACGCCGCACGGTGTCGAAGACGAGACGATTCGTTTCGACGTTACCGAGTACATGGACAAAATCAGCTTTACCTGGCGTTTCCTCGCTCAGAGCAAGAGCAAGCGTCTGCACAGCAAGCTGGCTCAGCGTATTCAGCGCGTCATTAAAGAGAACCGAGAGTTCTGCGACAAGACCGCCATCTTCGGCAACGTCACTCGCGGCTTTATCTCGGAGCGCATGGCGGCCGCGGTTGATGCCAACACAGCGGGCACTGCTGTTGCTTTGGCTGGCGCTTACTTTGGCTTGGTTCGCACCGAGGTTGTGCAGCTTGACTACGACGGCGACCACACCCGTTTCGCTGGCGCGGCTTTGGCTGACCCAGCTACTTGGGTTCCGGTTAACTTGCGTTGTCTTGACGACTACCAGGCGGTTGAGTCTGGGCATGGTTTGGTGTTTGCCGCTGGTAAGGTTGGCAGCCTGTTTGTTACGGGTTCGTCTGCTGCGGACGGCACGATTGACATCGTCCTCGCCACTGACGACAACACTGCCGGCACCACTTTGTTCATCTCTAGCGCGATCATTAACAATGGTTCTGCTATTGGTGTTGAGCTTTCCAACGTGACTGCGGTTAACGCGATTGCGATTGGCAACCGTCAGTTTGGCGCTGCGGTTCCCGGCGATGCTCAGTACGAGATGTCCGGCATCTTCAGCAACCTTGCCGCTGGTTCCTACGGTAATGTGGACCGCAGCAACGCGAACTACGCTTCGCTGCGCTCGACCTGCCTGACCATGGGTTCTTCTGGCGTTCACGCTCGCACCGATTTTTCGGCTTCGCGTTTGCAGCAGTGGCTCGACGAGATTCTCGTTCTGGGCGGCGGTGAGCCCACCGCTTTCTGGATGAGCCCCCTGATGCGTTCGCGTTACGTTGCGGCGGTTACGACCGTGTTGACCAACACCACCAGCGTTGCAAACACTGTTGGTGCGACCACCACTACGACGGAAAGTGCGAGCGCTGGCGGCGGTCGTTACCAGACCGTTAACGGCGGCAAGGGCGACATCGGCGTCAAGACCATCGAGTACGCGGGTTACGCCATGCGCACTGCTCTCAACATGCCCAAGGGCTTGGTTGTGGGCCTCAGCGATGAGTGCTGGGTCGTGTTGACCGTGGGTGGCAACCTGATTGACTTCCGTCGTCAGGGCAACTCGGAGGAGGGTCCGCTCTTCTACGACGCCGAGGGCACCACTACCGCTAACGCCGTTCTGTACGGCATCCACCAGCTTGTTTGCGATCGTCCGAACTACGGTAACGGCGTTCTCTGCGGCATCAGCCTTAGCTAAGCTAAGAAGGAGTTAAACAATGGCTTCCTTGAAGATTGATACTTACAGCGTTGCTGACGGCTCGATTCAGTCCCCGATTGATCTGCCGCCTACTCTTGACGCTGTTATGGCTAACCGTGACTCGTTGCCCTCTCAGTCGGCCATCGCGCTTCGTCAGAAGTTCGAGTTTGCCGATGCGGGTGCGGGCACAAACACCTTGACGTGGGTTGCTCCGTTCGATTGTGAGATTGTCGCGACGGGCGGCTACAAGCCTGCTGGCACGGGTGGCGCTGGTGAAAAGGTTGAAATCAAAGCTGGCTCTAATGTCATCTCTTTGTTCGACTTGAACACCGAAGCTGCGCCTACGCAGTTGATGAGCACGTTGGTTTCGGCTTACGTTTCCGTTAGCGCGGGCGACACTATTAGCGTTGTGCAGACTTCTGCTGCTGGCGATGCCAGTGCTGTGGTCTGGTTCGACGTGATGTAATTAGGAGATAAGCATGGCAACTGTCGTTAAAAATAAACTGGCGTTTCAAGATGGGTTTTATCCTGCTGCGGTTATTCAAATGCAGAACCTGTGGGAACTGAAGACTTACATTAACCTTCGGAAACCCAATCATCTTGGAGTTGATGTTAAAGACGGCGTTGCCACGCTTGTTCTTGCTGATGCACCTAAAGTGGAGGAGGAGCCAAAGGCCCCGGAGAAATCCGTTGCGCTGGAGGCTCCTCCCTCCACGGGTGAGTTTGTTGGTCTGAAAGACGGGAAGAAGATCAACAAAGTAGAAGTTGTGCCCGTCAAACAGTTTTCAGACGGCATGCCAATGATTCCGTCCGATGCCGTGCTCGCCGAGTACACGGTCAAGGAGCTTAAAGCGTTCTTGCGTAATACCTTGGGGTTTGATCAGAAGCATCTGTTCCGCATGCGCCGCACTTCTTGCGATAAGCTCGTCGCCTGGTCACGCAAGCATCTGATGGATTACTGGGTGTGGAAGGGCATTGCGACCGATGACTAGTCGTCCGTCTTTGTTCTTTCGTGTGCGGAGGGGCGCACGCCGTCTATTCTTGCTCTCTGCTCTTGTGTGCCAGTCGATTGCAGACGCGATTGGCAACTACGAGTGGCAGATCGAGCAGGAAGAACGCAACAAGAAGCTTGCCGATATTGGCGAGTTACCGCAAGATGCAGCAGAGGCCACGTCGGATTGGTCGACTCGCTCGGGCATCTGGGATGACCAGGCCCGCTTTGGGCCGCCTAGCGCATAGGAGCTTGCATGCCGGGGCAAAATCCTTACAGTCCATACCTGCCTGCAAACAATCCATCGTTGTTTGCCAAAGGTGATGGGGACTCTAATCTCAGCATGATTACGGGACTAGCTGGCGCTGGGCTTGGTTTGTTTCTTGGTGGCCCTGCGGGGGCCATGAAAGGATTTAATATCGGCTCAGGCGTTGGGGGCATGATTAGCGGCAAAGGAAGCCAGCAGAAAATGCAGGGCGCACAACAGCTTATGTCCGGTGTCAAAAGCACAGATTGGTTCAAAGAGCAGTCGGCTAAATCAGCAGCAGCTAATATCCTGTCCAATATGGGCGGCACTTCAGCGGGGTCGTGATGCAGTATCAGGACCAAATCGATGTGGAAGAAGATCTCGAGTATGCTGAGAAAGGCAAAATGCCTCCTGACATGCTGTCGCGCATGCGGTCAGCACGCCAGTATCGGTCAACTATGGTGCCAATGTGGGACGCCGCTTTTGAGTTTTTACGCGGTAATCAGCGTATCGTTGGCGATCCCGTTAGCAGCCGCATTGGTAGTTTACTTGGTAGTGAACGTGTTCGAGCAATCAGTAACCGTCTGCTTCCAATCTATCGGTCAACTGTTGCATCTCTTGCTGCCCAGTTCCCCCGATTCGTAGTCACTTCTTCTAGCCCTAGCTACGACGACACGATTAAACGCATTGCGTGCAACCAGTGCCTAAGCGCTTGGTGGCGGCTCAATCGCATGGAGCACAAGTGGCGCAACGTCGTGCAGTGGCTTTCTCCGGGCGGTAACGCCGCGCTGTGGACGTACTACGACCCAGTTGAGGAGAAGGTCTGCACCGAAGTTATCGGCTGCTACGACGTCGTGTGGGAGGCTGAGGCTTTGTCGATGGACGAGGCCGATTGGTGTGGCATTCGCCGGATTATGACCCGGCGTGACGCGATTGAGCGCTGGCCTGACCATGAAGAGTTCCTCAAAGAAATGCCTTCTACCCACACCGCCGAAGGGTATGAGCGCGAGTATCTTCCGCACGACCGCCTTGAGCTTTGGTGGATCTACTTTAAAGATGGGCGCTGCGGCGTGTGGACCGGGGCTGGTGGCGACGCTCGCACCAAGAGCAAATCGCAATGGCTTGAGCAGAGCCGCACGCCGGAAAACATTTTCCCTATTGCGTTTATGCGCTGGACTCCGATTGCTGACCGCCTGTATGGAATGTCGCAGTTGTTCCCGTTGCTCGATATGCAGGTCCAGTACAACCTGTACCGCAACTTTATGCTTGAGTCTGCCAAGTTGATGGCGAACCCAATTTGGATGATTCCAAAGCAGGCCAACGTCAACATGAATCAGATTACCAACCGCCCTGGTCAAGCTGTATTCTACAACGGCAACGCTGTTGCGCCGAGCAGGCTTCCCGGTCCTGCGTTGTCCTCTGATGTGTACAACGTGCAGAACCGACAGCTGATGGAGATGGAAGATGTTGGCGGCATTCACAACATCTCGATGGGTAAGCGAGCGCCTGGTGTAACGGCGAACGTTAGCATGCAGACCCTTATCCAGCAGGACAGCATGGGCCTAGCCGTTACAATGCACGAGATGAGCCGCGCTATGGAGGAGAGTGCTACGCACGCTTTGGTTATGTGGAAAGCATACATGCCAAAGAAGAAGTCGATTGCAATCCTCGACCCGACGTTCGGCATTACGGTTACCAAAGAGCTAGACAAGACCAATCTGATTGATGCGCCTGAGATTGAAATCGAGGCAGGCAGCATGTTTGCCATGAACGCCAAAGAGCGTGACACGCAGGTTTTGCAGTTGGCGCAGCTTGGAGTCATTCCTCCGCAGGATGTGATTAAGCACCTGTCGTTTACGCTCGATAAAAAGGAAGAGCTTGAAAAGATGCAGATGCTGTCGCACGCGCAGGACCTGCTCGAGGCTGTGTTGCGTGGCCATACGATTCAAATCGTTGAAGAGCCTGCGATTATGATGGCTATTCGCAACGTGTTCGGTGAGTTTATTCGTTCGCCGATGTACTACGACAAGAAGCCCGAAGCTGTCCTTGCAGCGCAGCAGGGCGATCTTGACGCGCAGAATGCGTTGCAGGCACTCGACAATGTGTGGACTATTTACCAGCAGGTAGCCACGCAAATGCAGCAGGCAATGCAGCCGCAGGGTGGACCGACAGGTTCGCTGCCTAACCCGGCTGGGCCTGGAGGTGGTGGACCGGCACCAACCGGGCCTGATGCGCGTCCGGTTCTGAACGATCCTATGAATCCAACCGCTGCTGCTCCTGAGAGCAAAGGGACGCCGGGCCGAATGGGCTTGCCGTAGGGGGCTGTTGTGTACGTCGAAGAAGTAAGAAGTCTGTTTGACCAATACATTGACGAGCCTGACCTCACCTTTTTGACGGTGGCTCAACGCCGCAATGCGCTCGCTCGAGGTTACGATTCCTTCCGGCAGGTTGTTGTTGATGGCGACCACTGGGCGTACAACAAGACGCAAGACTTTACGATTGGGTCTGCATCCGAGATTGACTTGACTAACCCACCGGCCCCGGCTCCAGCGTTGCTTGGGGCAACAGCGGTGGCTGGCAATAAGTTGATTCGCCTGCGTCGGGTTGCAATCCTCGATGACCTGAACAACATCTGGCAGTTTGTTGAAGCTGTGCGGACGCTAGACCCCGTGCTTCCCCGAGCCTACATCGACCAGTGGCAGGACCAACCTACAAAGTACGCGCTCGTCGGTAGCAAGCTGTTGTTTTCGCGGAACCTTCAAGCAACGTGCAGGCTCTACTACTTGCCAACATCTGCGATTGATTGGACCCGTGACGCGGTAGGCGACAACGAGTTTATTGATGACTATGATCAGTTCCACAAACTGATTGCGATGTACGCTGCCCGCGATTACTACGCGACCCGAGACGCTGAAGTGCATCAGAAACTACAGATGCAAATCATTGTAGAGGAAGAGCGCATTCGTGGGTTCTTGGGTGTGGGCAGAGATACCGA